CACAAAAGAAATCTCTTAAGGAGATTATTGCAGAAGAATACAAAAAGTGTGCTACTGACCCAATACACTTTATGAAGAAGTATTGTATGATTCAGCATCCGGTGAGAGGTAAGATACCATTTCACCTATTTCCATTTCAGGAAAAGACTCTAACACAATTCGCAAGTAATAGATTTAATATAGTTCTAAAATCACGTCAAACTGGTATTTCAACTTTATCAGCTGGATATGCACTTTGGAAGATGATATTCAATTCGGATTTTAACGTATTGGTTATTGCAACAAAGCAAGATGTTGCAAAGAACTTAGTAACAAAGGTAAGAGTAATGCATGAATTGCTTCCTAGTTGGCTTAAAGGAGGTTCTATGGAAGATAACAAACTTTCCCTTCGTTTAGCAAATGGTTCTCAAATTAAGGCTATTGCTTCATCTCCTGATGCAGGACGTTCTGAAGCCTTATCACTTCTTATATTTGATGAGGCCGCCTTTATTGATGATATTGATGAGATTTGGGTGGCAGCTCAATCTACCTTATCAACGGGTGGTAGTTGTATTGCATTATCTACTCCAAATGGTGTGGGTAATTGGTTTCACCAAACTTGGTTAGGAGCTGAGGAAAGTAGAAATCCATTTAACACAATCAGATTACATTGGACAGTGCATCCTGAGAGAGACCAAAAATGGAGAGACCAGCAAGAAGAATTATTAGGAATAAAGAAAGCAGCACAAGAGTGTGATTGTGACTTTGTATCTTCTGGTGAAACAGTAATTGAACCTGAAACCCTAATGTTTTATAAAGAAACATATATTCAGGAACCAATAGAGAAGGGTGGATTTGATGGAAATCTTTGGAAATGGGAACATCCTGATTATTCTAAATCATATATGGTTACGGCCGATGTGGCTAGAGGTGATGGAGCCGATTATTCTACTTGTCATGTATTTGATATTGTAACAGCAACTCAAGTTGCTGAATACAAAGGTAAAGTTGATACAAAAGATTTTGGAAACTTTTTAGTATCTCTTTCAACTGAATATAATGATGCTTTGCTTGTAGTGGAGAATGCAAACATTGGCTGGGCAACAATTCAGCAAGTAATTGATAGAGGATATAAAAACTTATTCTATATGAGTAAGGATTTAAAATATATTGACGTAGAGAATCAAATGACAAATAGATATAGAGCTGAAGAAAGAGGATTAGTAGCTGGATTTTCAACTACTTCTAAGACTAGACCTTTAATTATATCTAAATTGACTGATTACTTTAGAGAGAAATCAGTTATAATTCGTTCTAATCGTTTGATAGATGAGTTATTTACATTTATCTATATGAATGGTAGAGCTGAGGCTATGAAGGGTTATAATGATGACTTGGTAATGGCATTTTCAATTGGATTGTGGGTTAGAGATACCGCACTTCGTTTAAGACAGCAGGGTGTTGATTTAACAAAAAGTGCTATGGGTGGCATTACATCAAATATGAATCAAGGAATATATGGTGGTGGTAGTAGTAGAGATGATAACCCTTGGAAAATGAGAGTTGGTGATGGATTTGAAGATTTATCCCAATGGTTGTAGTGTTTTGATATTTTACGATATTTATGTTATATAATGTCAAAATAGGATTTTGTAGAAATTAATAATAAATTATGGCAGAACAGGAAATAGATGATAGGAGTTTTTTTGGTAGACTAAAGAAGCTATTTGCATCAAATGCAATCGTAACCGTTGATAAAGATGGTAAACGTAGAGTAGTTGATACTGAAGAAAGACAAATGAATACTAACTTCGTAAATCTAAGAGATAGATATACAAAGTTACAAAGGTCTTATTATGAAACTAATCAGGGTGCACAATCAATGGCATACCACCAAGTTCGTAGAGAATTATTCAGAGATTATGATGCTATGGATAATGACCCAATTATAGCATCTGCATTAGATATATACGCTGATGAATCAACAACAAAAAATGAATATGGTGATGTATTATCAATCAAATCATCAAATGAAAATGTAAGTGCAATACTTCATAACTTATTTTATGATGTTATTAATATAGAATTCAACTTATGGCCTTGGGTAAGAAACTTAGTAAAATATGGAGATTTCTTTTTAGCATTAGAAATTGCAGAAGGTAAAGGTATTATTAATGTAACTCCATATTCTGTATATAATACTGAAAGATTGGAAGGTACTGACCCATTGAATCAGAACTATGTTAAATATAAAGTTGAATTAGATAGATTTGGTAAAAAGGAATATGAGAACTATGAAATGGCTCACTTTCGTTTATTATCAGATACAAACTTCCTACCATATGGTAAGGCTATGATTGAAAATGGTCGTAGAGTTTGGAAGCAATTATCCTTAATGGAAGATGCGATGTTAATCCATCGTATTATGAGAGCACCTGAAAAAAGAGTGTTCAAAATTGATATTGGTAATATTCCACCGCAAGAAGTGGATAACTATATGCAAAAGATTATTAACAAAATGAAGAAAACTCCATTTGTTGATAAAAATACTGGTGATTACAAC